CCTGAACAACCGCATTAGTCCCAAAAAATGGAAGAGTAGCAATGCCCGGATTTGTGCTGCCCGGTGCTGCCATTGCAACAAAGCCCCAAGGTGCAATCGACACATCTATTTCCGTATTTCTATCCAAATCTGAAGACGCATTATATAAAACATCTCTTGTCCCTGACAACCCTCGTACACCTTTAGATATTTGCCCGTCATCTGCATCAGTCTGTTTAACAAAATCTGCCATCAGCATATAGTCTGCGAGGACTACAGCATCCTCTGGGATAGGTGGGCGTTTGGGTTGGTGAATTGTAACTTCAGCTATATCTAAAAATCCTGTAAATAACTGAACACCGTCTAATTTATATGGAGTATCAGTAGCGGTGCTCGCATCCCTGACTGCTGATAAAATGTGAGTTCCGTAAGGTAAGTTCTGTGCTATCGTATGAATACCAGTGTGAGAATTCCCTTCCTGTCTAAGTGTTAATCCTGTGCCAATAAAGGTAAGATTATGTAAAGAACCAGGGCTATGTGGTTTTACAGACTGATAGGTGTCATACGCTAGGTTGCCTGACATACTTGTAAGACCATCATCCATTACATAAGCAACGTCAGCGTCACCTTGTACTGTACTTATATCTGCATAAGTAGCATTCCCATTTGCTGACCCATTTCCAAACTCTCTCGTCATAAAAGTCTTTGCAACCTCTGCTAACTGGTCTGAGTCTAAATCAGTACCAGCTTCAAAGGAGTTCATCGCATCATTAGTACCAAAATGAGAAGCAGTGGTTCTTGTTGCAAAAGCATTAGTTGGAGATGCTGAATTAGCTATCGATTTCGCATTAGGTGGCATCATGTTAACTGAGGTTTTTATAGTGCCACTACTGTCCACCCACTTAATTACTCTGCCACCATTAAAGGGTCTGTAATAGGTGCTTGTGGCATCACTAGGTAGCCACTTGCTTAGTCCTAATGAAGTGTCTGTATCTATTCCTAATGCTTGAACTGCCGCCAAGTTACCAGAAGTAAACCCATTAAAAGGATCGTAGTGCGGAGTACCAGAGACACTAAACTTCTTCCCATAACTCACTACATTCTGTGAGGGTATCTGTATGTTAGATTGTCCAAAAGTTAATGTGCCGTTGGTAACTGATCCACCAGTAGTTGATGCACTAAGTTCAAATTCCGTATCACTTGTAACAGAGGCTACTGTTGCACCTACTGGAATACCTGTACCAGTTACAGACATTCCTGCTCTTATTGCACCATCATCATCATCATGGGTGATTGTTGGATCATTATTATAGTCACACGTTGCATCAGTAATTGCTTCTTGGGCTATTAGTTCGATGCCGTAAATTCTAAGATATTCACTAGATCCAGATGTTATTTCGTACTTTAATGTGTTGATTTTAGGTGTTGTGCCTAATGACGTTGCAAGGGTTGATCCTTGATTCTGTAATGATCCTGCATCTACATACCTGCTTCCAAGAGGGCTATCGACACTAGCCCTTCCACCTACTGATCCAGACGTAGCGGACACAGTACCATTAACAGTAAGTTTGACGGCATCAACACGATTAGCGGCAGTATCCGTAATAAAATTTATGTCGTTGAAATATCCTGTGACCTCAAAAAATGCTCCGGTTGCATCTGAATTAACTTCCAGATGTGGCCCATCAGCGTTATTTACAAAATTCCAAGTTCCTGTTCCATCAACAGCCCTCAACCATTCCCTTCCATCAATGGAGAAAACATTCTCCCCCTCCGTAGCTGTTTCCTGCTCTAGTAATTGTATTGAACTAAACGTGTGCCTCTGACTCCCAAAGTGAGCCCCAATTCTAGGTTCTTTGATCGGTTTACTGCCCTTGATGTCTGTGTAGTAGTACCTCAGATTATCACCACCACTACTATCGAAAACATCTCCCCAAGCGTATTCACCTGCTATAACTAATATTTTTAAATTTGCACCGTTATAAGATACACCATCCACCGCAGGATGTAGTACATTCGGGATGATGTGCGGTTCAGCTTGATACCCCATAAGGACATCTTCTGAATTAACGTAAGCTTTTACTGATTGCTGACTCGGTGGCCTTATCGCTGAATCAGTAGCCATGTTGTCTTCATCTATTATCGAAAGACCGCTACTATCAACATAAGTCTTAACAGCTTTAGCCGAAGGTATTGTATCATCAGAAACTGATACTGCGGATATGTCTGGATCTATAACTCCTGCCTTTAAATTCGCTACTTCAATATTCGTTAAAACATTTCCAGTGCCATCAGCATCAAATGTTTTGTTAGTAAATTCTAAAGTATCTGAAGCAATAGCGGCATCTTGAGTATCAACATAAGTTTGAATGGAAGCATCTAGAGCATCGACATAAGCTTTAATACTTTCGGAACTTGATAAAGTTGTAGAAGTAGCTCCAGACATGGAATCAGAGTCCAGAATTGCACTTCCAGAAACCCCAGTGTTTATAACAGGACTTGTGAGGGTCTTGTTCGTGAGTTCTTGCGTTCCAGTCTCAGAGACAACACTAGCCCCAGAACCCATAGCGACAGCGTCAACATATTCCTTATTTGCGGCATCGTTTGCATTTGTCGGGTCTTCTACTCCATAAATCCTTTTATCAGCCCCGCTTATTTGGATGTCGTATTGGGTGGTGTCATCAGCATCAATAACCATAGCCTCACTAGCCCGGTCCACGGCTTCAAGGGCTAAGTAACGAGCTTGATCGTTTGCGGTGTTTAAATCTTCATCCTGAATAATCGAGTTCGCAGAGAAGACGATTTCCGCAGTGGTCCGATTGGTCTCCCGGTATACTTTAAGTACATTACTGGCAGACAGAACCGCATCAAATGGTGCAGATCCTCCACCGGGGGCAGTCGTTAAAGTAATTGTTCCCTGAACGACACTGTATTGGCTGGAAGTTAAAACTACACCCCCGATAGAAACCTTTATATTGGTTGTGTCATGAGCAACCGCACCAAAGGAATAGGTGTAATTTTTACCTGCGTTTGCACTAGAATTAGTGGTGTATTCAATGTTGGAATAGGCCATATTTACTCGCTAATTTGCTCTAAAATAGGGTTGGTTTTACTTCCTTTTGTAGTTTTTGGCATCAGCCATTCGTACTGGGTTTTGTAGTATTTGGCAGGGCGTTTATCAGAGATTTCGCCCATCGCTCTTTCCCTTACCAACTGCGGGTATTTTTCACGAATCGGTTCCCAAGAAGGATGGGTATATAAAACCGTTTTCTGGGCCAAAATTTTGTTTGCTCCGAGTCGCCCATCAATAAACTCTCGTTGTTTTTCTGCGGGGAGTAGGTCAAGATTCTTGTTTTTAAAAACAGATTTAAACGTAGCCCGGTTCAGCTTTGCCGCTTCCATAACCCATGCATACTGTTGTTCTTGGGTAAGATCCTCCCGTTTGGTCCCATCTTCTGCCGGGACTGAGATTGCAACCCACCGGGATGGGAAGTCTGTTTTCACCCCTCCGAGTTCACGGATCTTTTCCATAAGCGGGTTTTTGTCTATTGGAGATACAGACGCAATATTGAGAAATGCCTGCGCCGCACGACTTTCCTTTTCGCCAAGCCAGTGAGTTACTGCATAAATGAGTTGGGGATCACCCATAAAATTGACTCTTGGATTCAAGCCGGTGGAACCGCCTGCCCCAGTAAAATCAGTAACCCAAGGATTTCTTCTTTGCCAGTTCAACACAGCTTGGTCTATGGCATCATGAGCTTTGGAATCACGCTGGTAAGCATCTTCCGATCTTGCCCATGCCGCCCGAAGTGCGCCGTAATAACTACTGAGAGGATTGACTGAACTAATGAGGTTGGAAAGTACGGCTTTATGTCTTAGATCATCCTCACTGAAAAGTGCCAAGGTGTCAGACAAGCCTTTAAGGAATGGTCTTTCGTCAATCTTGGTTCCTGCGGCAATCGTAAAATATTTAAGCATCTCAAGCCACGCATCTGTGGACGCAATTGCTTCATTATCAGACCTGAATAATCCTCCTCCTATATTCCCGTCAGTCAGGATCTTGTGCATCACCCATGAGTCAGCACCCAACTGCATCATCATCGCAACCGGGTCAAGACCTCTTAATGATCGGTATCCTTCTTCAGAAACCAAGGCGTAAGGTCTCCAAGAAGAATCCTGTAAATATTTTCTGGAAGGAACAAAATACGGATGTTCTATCGGGTTTTCATCTGCTTCCAGTGGGGGCGGGAACCCGGCAGTCATCTCGTCACTTTCCATCTGCTCCCACGCATAAGTCGCAATGCCAGTTCCAACAAACAACTTACCAACTGCATCTATTTGGGCATCTCTCCCGCTTCTTCCTAAGATTTTATCTACTGATTCTTTTATAAGAAGATTGGCCCCCGGAATCCGGGCAAGCGCACTGCGGTCAATATTGATTACAGTTCCATAAAACGGGAACATCAGTCGGCCTATCCCGGTAGGTTCATTCCTGAGTTCGTTCAACCATACTGCCAACTGTTTGCCACCACCGACTTTAAACCATGAAGGTTTGGTCCCGACAGGAGTTGCAAAGATTTGATCCGATGCTTCCTGAGCCATGCGCTTGCTCATGTCTTGGTAATGAATCCGCATCGGAGACTCCGGGTTCTTGGAAAGCAGATCGTTCATTGCTTGACGGTACGGCAAGATTCCGTCATTAGAAGCCCTTAGAGCATAGCGGTGTGAAAGCCTCTGACGTTCCATGCTGAGATTCATAGAACGGAAGAACTCGTCTTGAGTCATGTTAATTCGGCCCGGCAGATAGATGGACTTGTTTAAAAATCGTAATCCGTCAGAAATCAGCGTATCTCCGCTTACATTCAAGTTTCCTTCAAGGCTGGATTTATAAAACTCGCTTCTGAAAAGCTTGGACTGCGGCTTGTCGGTAATCATGGCAACCGTGGATCGAAGCAGCGCGTCAGGAAGGACTTTTAAGGCTCCGTATATCATCTGTGCTGTTTCGTATTTCTCAGAAGATCCACCAACAAGGGGAGACACAGCTTCACTGAATCCTGTTCTGGCGATTTTGTCTGCTACCATATAAGTGTTACCAAACAAGTTCCTTCCCAGAGTAATCGTGGAAGAAATCATGCCTTGAACTGCGGTGTCCACAACTAGCTCTTTCGTCCAGTTCAAACCTTTTACAAACTCACTTCCCCAAGCATCCAAAACATCCAACCAACGCCCTGCCGGGCCATACTTGCGGTCCCGGTTGATTCCATGTACAAGGCTGATAAGAGTATCTATCCCTTCCTGTCCACCATAAGAATTGATGTAAGTCTGAAGCTTTGCCATTCCTGCGGAACTGGATTGCACCGGCATCTGTAAGGATTGCAGTAAGCGACCACCCTCGGATTTTGCTCCTGCAAGCCACTCTGACATGGAACTTGTTATTGCGAAGTGCCTGTAAACGGCATCAAGATCCACCGCAGACCGGGAAGTGCTGTAGGCATTAACCAAATCGACCAATCTTTCAAAGGCCGATACTTGGAGTAATCTACCTGCATAGATTTCATGACGAATCTGCTGAAGTCTTCCAGGGATTCTTTGCATCTGTTCAGGCATCAGATTCAGGCGTTTTGCAACCTCAGCATCATCGGCCCATGTGCTTTTACCTCTGGCTTTCTGTAATATTTCATAAATGGCAACTTCCATTTGTGTAGCCGCCTGCTTTGCTTCGTCTGTGGAATTGATGTAATTCCAGTTGACAGTAATTCCCCCGTCCTGCCTGACTTGCCGGCTTAACTCATCGGAGTTATCCCACCAAGGAACAGGGTTTCCTTTTTCACTGGTTAATTGCTGGTCCGGGATGTTTTCACGCATATAAATGAAGTTATCAAAGGCTTCATCATCTATGGTGATTAAGGTTTCAGGACGAACCTCTTCCATTTGCTGTGCAGTACGCTCAACTGATTCCTGAGTGGATTCCCCCATAGTCGGGCCTTCAGGTTTTTCAGCCTTGGGCTTACTCAGTGCCGTAACCGACTCATCATCCAGCCCCGATGCCTTGGAAGCGGGTTCAAGAACATCTTCAGTAAATTGCATTACCCCGGACTTAATCCCTTTAAGACCAGCCATGACCCAATGAACTGCCATGCCAAAACCGGCATCTATGACTCCGTTCTTAATCCTTTTTTCAAAGTTTGATTCTTCTTCTTTATTGCTGGTGCTGAGATAATCAACAACCATGTTATCGATACCCAATGTCTGAAAAAAATCAGCAAGGTTCCCATCTCCGGGGTTGAATGCGGTTGCGGAAGTGACTGCGCCTTCTGTAAGACCTCGGTTTAATGTCATAGCCCCGCCAACCGGCCCACCCAAAGCATTTACGGCTACTTGCCCTGTGACAAACTGGGATATCCCACGAACTGCATTATTAACAAATCCTTCCTCACGCTCAGTTGTGGGCAAGTCTAAGCTCAGATCCATCCGCTCTATGGGGTCGCCAAGCAGATTCCTCGGCTGAACCTGTGGCGCAACTTGTAAAACATTTCCTATGGTGTCAAAGATATTGCCTTCCATCTTGAGCCGCCGGTAGATTTCGGGATTTTTAAAACCCATATAATGCAGTACAATGGCGGCTCGCCAAGATTTATCGTAGCTTTCGCCAAACTGAAGGGTTTCGGTTAAGAAGGTACTAATCTCATTCATACCGTCAATGGCCCCGCCGATTGCTTGGCTTTTCCATCCTGCGTCTAACCCACCAAGCCACATTTCCATGTCGGACTTACCGGCTTTCTGATCCTGCTCTCTCTGGTCGGCCCTTGCTAATCGGTCTATAAATTCATCATAATCGCCATCCACTTCAGGGAGAGTCATCCCGGTTCGGAGCAACTGGGTTTGCACCTCTCTGGCTTCTTCTTCGTTGAACCTTCCGTCAAAAATAGAATCTTCTAAATAGGTATCCATGTTTATTCAGTGATGGGTTGTTCTTCTACCCGTCCTCTTAGTATTAATTTCCCTGCTTTTATAGATGAAGGGTTGGTAAGCCGGTCTAACTGCATTTGGTTTGTTGGTGAAAGCCTCTTGATATCAAGCATTGAATCGGCATTTCCCTCTAAGCCTGTAAGGGTTGTTAGTCGGGTTTCTACTTCTTTGGCAAATGGGCCGAGAAAGTCATAAAGATATTTCTCGACATCATCCAAGCCCCATTGTTCACCATTCTGCCTGAATTGTTCCATCATGTGCCTATGCAGAACTTCAGAATCAGCCGCTCTCTGCCGGTCAACACGCAACCTGTTGGTTAAAGTCGAATCACCTCCTTGGGTGTTGTAAAAGACATAATCTTCAAAAGTGTATCTAACTCGTTCATGAAAAAGCTTGGTGACAAGCGGTCTCCATACTTTTGAATATTGGGGATCTTCGTTATTGATTTGTTTTAGTAAGTTACTGATTTTGTCGTTAAGAGGAATAAAATGCGTGTTTGTCAAATCATCGCTACTTCCATCAACCTTAGTTTTTAATGAAGTGAGCTGTGAGATTATTTGGCTACGGGTCAAATTAGGATTCACGATTATTTTTGTAAACTGCTTTTCGTAATCTATCCTCAACCTAGACGGTTCCTTGTCTTTTTTAGCCTTATCCTCTGCCTGTTTATCACTCTTTTTTTCCTGTATCTGTCGGGTTTGCTCGTCAAGAACCACTTTCTGTCTTTCAGCATTACCCTCAATGTGTTCAGGAAAGTCCTTTTGAATTTTATCAATACTATGATTAGCTAGTTCTGGGTCTCTAAGGTAGGTGTATTTCTTTCTTTCATATGGACGAACTGTTTCATTAAGACTTCGGATGTATTCCTCTTCTCTCTTAGCGGCCCGAACCTCTGCTAATTCAGGAGTTGTATCGCCCAAGAGTTTCACAAGGGTTTCCTCATCGGTCAGCATCAACAAATCCCGGTTGTTCTTATCCATTAAGGTCTTGTGCCAGTGGGATCTGGTTTCCTTCAGGGATTCAGCTTCGATCTGCTTATTTCTAAGAGCAATTGATCGTTGAATATCTAAAACCTTTTGTTGGTCAGACTTGGATGTGAGTAAGGGATTCTCAGAAACTTTAATTGCGAGGATTTCGTCATCTGGGAGTTCTTGTATTCGTACTAATTCAATTTTTGAATTGTCTTCACCTAATATTTTTAAGCTTTCTTCGTCATAATTCCCTCTGACCTGTTCTTGCCTACTTTCCAATTCCCCAAGCTGATCGTTGGAGATGTTATTGGCTAATGCCCACTCAGGAGTTAGATTCGTCAGTAACAAAAGGGTCTTAGATATTTCACTTTCCCCGGTAAGCTCTGACATTGTGCGCCTTGCACGTTCACTTTTGACTTTCCCAGTGGCATCATTGTCGGACTTCTGGTATGTGCGCTTGAGTTCTACAAGTCTGTCGTAAAAGACACTGCCTTCATCTGCAAGAAGTGGATCAGTGGGATCAAGCTTGGTGAGGTCAAGTCCTAAAAGTTTTTCTTTATTCTCTAGCAGGCTAAGTCTTGCCCATTCTGTCTGTGCCGCTTCTCTCGTTAATTGTGAAGCACGTTGTTGCTCGTCACTTGTATTGGATGCCATTTGCTTATCACGAATACTCTTTATCTCTGTTTTCATCTCCTTATCAAAAGGCTTGATTGCTTCCAGAAACACAGAATTCGTCTTCTTCCACAAGTTAGGATCATCCACCATCCCGATAAACTTCTGCCATGCCCCATGTTCTTTGTGCTTCTTTTCAAGCTCTTTCAGGCGTTTAGACTTCTCTTTTAGATAATTTACATCTTCTTTTTTAAATTTGTATGTAAGTGCCGCTTGTGCCAACTGAACCCCAAAGTTGAGCGACATAAAATCCATATAACCAAAAGAATTCCGACCTTCTCTCCTTAGTAGAATAGCTTCTAGGTTTTTAGCTGTTTCATCATCCAGCTTGTTTTGAGCAACAAAGACTTTTCTGTGAGCCAACACATCTTTCCTCTGATCTTTTGTTAACTTTGCCGCAATCATCTGCTTTTCCAATTCAGCCTTTTCAAGTGTTCTAAGATCATCCCCACGCTCAAGAAAGCCTATGAACTCGACATTCTGTTCAATGGTTTCCCGTTTGATTTTGTTCTTCTTGAGAATGCTGGCAAGGCTTCTTAAATAAACCTCATCTCTTGGTAAAATCCCCTTACCGTTATCTGCCTGCTTTAAAACATTAATGACATCATACTCCGGGTTCAGAAGTTGAGCCGGTGTAATACTGTCTGCCCGGTCTCGTTGCCTTTGAACCAGTTCTTGTGCCTGTCTCTTTTCTTCCCGGTCTTGCTTTTGAGTTTGAAATGCTTGGACTACTGCCCTTGCATGTTCCTCGTTCTCCTCAAGGCCAAGCACCGGGTCTTGTTTCAGTTCACTCCAAAGATCCATTTCAGACGAATACCCACTAATCTTGTTGTAAATCCATTCCTTTTCAGAATTCATCCCCGGATTCAGTTTTATGGGGTCTTTCTTTCTGACCTTATCCCAACGATCTAAAAGGGTTTTTATGTTTCCTGCTGGTGCATTTCGGGCGATAAAACCCCTAGATACTTGGGCGAACTCCGCATCACTTAAAGCCATCAACTCCCTATATACTCGATCTTGGGATGTCTTGTTTTGAGAGTTGAGAGACTTTTTTTGTCCTTCCATCCGAGCATTAAACGCTCTTAATGCCCTAGTCGATGCTTCGCTTTCAGGGCTTTTTGATCCTGTTATAATCTCGCTTAGTGACATCCCGTTGTCAGCAAAGCCCTTCTCATCCAGTGACTGTATTCTGGTAAGTGATTCAAGCCATTGGTCTTGGGTACTACCGGGGTCAGAAAGGGTGTCCATATTATTGGAAACCACTTCATCATGAAGCAGTCCCTCAATCTGGGATCGTATCAAGGGGTAGTTCATCCCGACAAGCTCATCACGAATTGCTTGGTAAGATTCGGAATTCACCGATTTCGCATCAAAGTCTCCGGGGCCGATAGTTGTAACCAATCCCCCCAGCCTTGTCTGGATCACCCCTCTGGCTTCATTCAACGCCTGTTTCGTTGTCTCAGTCTGGACAACATCCCGTAATGCCCCATAAGCCCGTGTCTTGTAGGCTTCCCACTGTTTCGTGTAATTCGGGTTAACCGACAGGTCTCCAAAGCCGACATTACGTTTATGCTTCGACCACCACTCGTCTACCATGTAGGTCATTCTTTCAGATGGAGTCTCACCTTCTTGGTCGTATCGGTAGTCTTGCATGGTTTCGGCAATCATCGCCGGTAGACCATCCATCAGTGACCGACCAGCTTCCCGGCCCATGTTCTCGGCCCGTGCGTCACGCCATGCGCTTTTATACAACCGATTGTCTTTAAGCGGCTCGTCTGTTGGGGGCGTAACCAATCCTTTGGCAACCTGTTCCTGAACCCGGTTGATTCCTGCTTCAACCTCAAGCTTACGGTTTGTTACCAGGATTTCACCAAACTGAGAGATGTAGCTTCTCAGTAATTGCCCTCGTGTTGCCATTATGGTTTACCTGTCTTATGTCTATAAAGTGGATCGGTATTTCTACTCAGTCTAATGTTAGTTCTGCTTTTAGGCTTCCAGTATCGTCTTGCCATAGCATCCTGTTGTGGAGTAGGACTAGGCTTGCCTTTAAACCAATCTGGCATCTTCCACTCATCTCCCAACTGTTTATCAGTGATATATCCCTGTGCCAGTGACACCAGATGTCCCACACGGACCAGATCGTAATCACCAATTGCTTCCTCCTTCTCTAGCTTGGCCCCTTCTAGGGCGAGATCGACTGAATCAAGGTTGTACTTCCATTCTTCTGTTGTGTCTGAAATCTGCTGAGACAGATAGAGTCTTAAATCTTCAATACCACCCTTTACTTTGGTCAATTCTCTCAGGTTCGCACTGGTCAACTGTCGTTTGGTCGCATCTACGCTCTGGCCTTTCTTCCCTTTGGCGAATGCTTCTGCATCAGCCGTAGACTGCTCCTGCATCAACTGTATAATTAATTCTAATTGTGCTTCACTAAGCTTTTCTCTCTCTCTTTCGGTTTCCAACTTAGCCCGGAGCATCTTAGATGCGGCAGTTTTACCCGCCATTTCTGCTTTATGGGCAAGTTCACGCTCTCTCTGTGCATATTTGCGGTTTTGGACATCAACATTCCACGCATATTCCTGTTCAGCCCCGTAAATATTGGCTAACGCCAGCGCACCTCCAATATATCCACACATCAGATCCTCCTTGTGCGCCTATGAAACTGCGCTTCCCACTCTCCACCCTGAAAACTGCAAGGCAGATGGTTATCAGATTGGATTTCGACCTGAACGCCGGTGGAAACGGAGTAAACAGGAAACCTGAAAGTCCCTGAGACAATAGGTGATTTATCAGTTTGGTTTTCCTTCTGTGACACAAGCCTTCCATTCATTACGTGGGTGTTGGTGCTTCTGACGGCAGTTGACCCGTCTAAAACATCATGACCCTGTGGTTTGATAATGACCTTAAAAAACCCCGTGTTTGCATAGTTAACTGACATGGAGCGAAGTTGAATCCTTCCTGCTGTAGTTGCGGCCTGCCCCTCTGCGACACGAACCACCGGCTCACTGAAACGATAAAGGAAGTCATACCTTGTCCCTGCCCACAACGGGTTACTACTAGAGAGGGTCATTGCGGCTATTTCTGTTGCTGTTTTGGAATCGCCGTATTTATCAACATAAACCAAATCCGCATTCCCAGAACCTGCATCTAAATAATAAGTAGTGTTGAAGTTGGTGTATGCGGAGTTGCTGGTCAGCTTCACCCGCCGGTCTAATAGAATGGCAGATTCCATATCTGTCTCGGCTTCTGCACTGTCTCGACCCAAATTCATCTTTTCGATATAGCTCCGGGTTGTCCCCCCTACTGTCCTTTCAACAACCAATATTAAATCTGCTTCGACAAAGCCCATAGCCCTTATTTTCCCGTCAAACTTCCACTGAGACCATGATGCCTGCACTTTCGTTGACCCGACCCATGTGTAGCGATAAACAAAGATCACATCATCTGAAGAAGTATCATCCGTTCTGACTAGAAGCAGATCCACATTGGAGCTTGTTAACAACTGAGTGGCTTCACCGGGGATGTATTTATTAACGTGCATCGTGATCGCTTGGGCATCCATCGTGTTGGTGGTGCTGTCAACGTAATATTCACGAATGCCGGTATGTCCTCCCTTCTTCTCTGAAAAGAATATGAAACGCCCGGAACTTGTGGGGGCCGCCTTTATCGAAGTTTCAAAGGTGGTGACTGTTTTGATTGCCGCCGACTTGGTAGTGAGGACCGATTCTGAACGAAGTGCCAACTGTTGCAGTTTGGCGAACAGAATAAGATTCTCATTATGCGGGATTGCATATTCAAGATTGCTGATTTCAGAACCGGCTGATGAGAGGGAAATGGCCTGAGTGTCGAGACTAGAGAGAACAGTTGTCAGCCAGAAGTTTGTCGATTTGTTGGTTTCACTAAGATACAGGGTTTCTTCACTTAGAATCCCAAGCCTGCCTTGGTGGTAAAATATTTCAGTTAAAGTGCTATCAATGAAATCGGGATAAGGATTAGTCTCCTCATCACCCACTACTCTGGCATCCCAGTTTGTTAATTTCAGTGAATAAGATCCATCACTGTTACGCACCAACCTGCGTGGCAACGTGGATGCATCAAACTGGTGGGTGGTGTTATCAAGGGCGCATTCTTCATAGGTGATTTCCTTGGTGGAATCGTTATAAACGGCTCGCACATAATAATCATCCTGGTTCTTCGTAAAATCACCGGCGACCTTGATCTCAAACCCGTTCATTGCAGTCGGGCCTTTGGTCGGGAGATTGGCAAATTTTGGGGTTCTCTCCTTAAAGACCCTCATGTGTCCAAAGTCCTTAGAATCCTTTGCTTCTATTTCAAAGTCGGTGTCACGGTTTGCGGTCTTAAAGTAAATAACACTTTCTTCTTCACGATGATATGCGGTGATCGCAGGGCTGACGGCTCCATCAACTGAATGGGTGACAGTAAAGCTTACTTCCCCATTGGTATAAGTCGGGGTTGCATTGTTATTTAAGGCTTTTACGAGTTGTGCCGTGATTTCCCTTGTTGTGGTATCAGACTCTTTGATACTGTCAGCATCTGCATAGTCATCTGTGCTTTTAACTGAATGGGAAAATTTTTCATCTCCCTGAAATGTAATTGTGTAAGTCGTTCCCCAATCTCCAATCCTGACCCAGACTGCCGCTTCATAAAAATCTCGGGTGGTGGTGACAGTGCTAGACTTCTCGACTTCTTTGGTTTTATTGAGGACGAAGGTTTCGTCTGCAATAGAAACAATACGAATGTTGGTCTCCGGGGTTGAATCCTTTACATAATCACAAATATTGTCGTAATCGGTTCCAGTTGTGTAAACCTTGGCATACGTTGGAGAACCTGAAGCATTGACAGAGGGTGACCCTGCCATCTCGTATTTAATGGTTGTTCCTGTCGTCCCAGTAATGGTGGTGAATTCCCCATTATAATAATTGGTCCCGCTGGTCACTTCCGCAGAGTTTACCTGTATCTTCTCCCCTACGCCTAATCCATGTGCTGATGGTGTGGTAATTACGCCGTGATTGTCTGGTTCAACGGTTACAATAAGTGAAGTGATGGCATGGTCATCTGGTTCAGAGATGTTGACCGGGACAACCGACCCATCAGAAGTATCGAAAATTGTAGGGGGTTGGTCTGGTCTGATAAGTAGAAAATAAGCTTCTGTCGAAGAACGGATAATGGTTGAACCAAACGAGTTGGCAGTAGCGACATCACCCACCTTGGCAAGATGTTCTGTACACGGTCGTTTGCTTAACCCCTGTGCCGGGTCGCTAATCGCATTTTCTTGGGCATCCCCCTGAGTGGGAAGACGCAAAACCATAGGTTGCTGCGAAACCCCGTCAGAAAAATTAGGGAAACTATCGTTGATTAAAGCCACTAGATTAACCTGTGATATGCTTCATGAAGGTTGTATTCCCCACGGGGGAAATGGTCGAATATACTCCGTTTAGCAACAAGCCCCTCGGCCTGTTTCATTCCTACCCGTGCCAGTGCTTCGTCTTTTTCACTGAAGCCGTAAATTTCCTGTGAACCCAGATATCTCCCGATGAACACCCTTGACGCTCTGACAGCAACATATCGCCGGGCATATTCAGGAAGGGAATTATTTTCTTCAGTCGGGTCATCGTTGAAATCAATCTCCTCAACCAAGTCCACTTTCACCTCATCGTAGTAATCCCCGATGGAGTAATTGTGTTTCTCGTAGTTATAAAGCCGCAAACCCCTCTGTACTAAAGGGTAATCCCTTGAGGTTCCAACGCATGTTAGCTTCAGAGTGTTGGAGGGAAGAATGATTTTCCCGGTTGAATCGGGGATGAGCGGGTATTCCCTGAGTGTGTTGAAAGTCCAGCCCTCGGTCTGCACTTCCTTGTTCACCCTATTCAAGATCCTCTCTGCCGCTTCTGCATCTGCCAGACCTGACTTTAAACTGTTGACCGGGGCCTCCCCGATTACCGAAAGCATGACATTCACTGCTTCCAGTTTAGGGTTCTCGACTACTGTAGGCATTTGATTGTGTGTAAGGAGGGTAAAAGGGGGCCGAAGCCCCCTAAAAAGGTTAAATTACAACGCCATCGGTGATATTGGTGCCGTAATTCAACTGATAACAAGACTCAGGACGGAGCCAGTTGGTTCCAAGTGCGAACTTCGCCACCATCAAATGTCCCTGCCTTCTGATATCATACTCGCTCTCAACTTTGAGGCCCATCAGTTGAACAGTTCCAATTGCTGATTTATGGAATCCGACACCAATAACCTTCCTAAAATCTCCAATATAACTATTAGAGGTTTGGATCATATTGGTATCGTGGGAAGTCACGTTTGCCAAAGCCGGTAAATGATTCGACTTCAGGACAGTGACCCCAGCAATCCTAAGAACTTCACCATCTGCGTATGACCCAGCACCTCCCCAATCTCGATTGATTGCTTTGGTATCCTGAACCATTTTGTAATAGTGAATAGGCCGAAGGACAACATACCTTTCGTTTTCAGGCACATCGTTTTCGTCCATCTTCTGGGCAATTGAGAAGACTGCTTCCGCAAGATACGTCCCACCAGTTGCACCACTAACATTAGAGTTAGTGATCACAACTTGGTTAGCCACAGAAGGTTTCCCGCCTGTGATGGTCGTAGTTTGACCGCCCCCGTTATACGCCTGAATCAGACAATTCTTGTCGAATTTATTCGCAAGAGCCTGACCTAGCTGGTGGGCATATGGGCCACGAACATCGTAGTGGTTTACTGCCTCATCAATGTTGGAGATGAAGACATGAGAGATGAGAAGACCATCAATATGAACATTCCGTTCATTGTGCTTGATGGCGGTCCCGACAATTTCCGTTCCCGGATCATGGTAACTCGCCGAACTCGTACCTAAAACCGGGAATTGTGCAGATTTCCCCGAACTGATGGTTCGGTTCATGTGCAGGGGCTTCATGAGGTTTATTTCATCGAAGGTTGTTAACACTTCTCCGCTGAAAACCTTCAAAAACAAATCTAGATATCCAGTTCCCGTATTATTGACGAGACCTAGACGAGATACAGTTGCATCAGCCATATATAATCCTATGGTTTGTGATTAAAAAGACGGTTTAAAACGCCTTCCTTGGTCACTCGGCTACAATAGGATTATCCTCCGCAGAGGGTCAGACTGTGCTTTTGTTTGCTTGGAAGTGAATTACCCCGGTAGGTTGGATCGCATAACCTTGCGCTCAACAGCATGACGATAAGCAGGATCGTTTTGATACCTTGGATCTCGCATTGCCTCGCTGATTTGCTCCCAAGAACGGTAGCTTGAAGCCGCTTTGCTGTTACGCTTTCCAGAAATTAAATTTGGTGCTTGCCCGTTATTCTGTCGCCACAATGCCGCCAGTGATTTCATAGCAAATTGATTCTTCTCCGCATCGTTTGAAAGCATACTATTATACTGTTCAATCTCAGCAGGGGAAAGATGCTTTTCTGCCCAATCCATCATTGCGTTGAACTGTTTTTCGCCACCGGCAATTTTGAAGCCGTCTTCACGGGCCTGCTCGACCATCGAATGCTGGCCTTTAATATAGCCATCCACCATCTCCCTCGGAAGACCGCTTTCGGCTAATTCTCTATAAGAATCATGAGAGAGTTCACCATTAGTTGAGAACTCTTTTTGGTATTTTTGATAATCCAACCCCTTCTCGGTCATCATCTCCGTAGCCTGTTTCTCGGTAAACTCACCTACGGGGGCCTGTGGGGGGTCTATCTGGGTTTGGGAACCCATTTTTGACTCAAGCTTTGAATAGGCTTTCGCCATATCCTCGGCACTCTTAAATTTTTCTGGCAACCAATCGGGTCTTTCTTTCTCTGTTATCTGCCCGTCCAGCCTTTCAGGAGGTTGTTCCTGTGCATCGGACTTTGTGACCATTTCATTGATGTATTCCTGAGATTCAGGGGCTTGCGTTGGAGTGGTTTGGACTTCTGGCATATTAACTTAGTTGGTTCGGTGAAGGCATCATTCCTTCCATCCCCTGCTCGCCGCCGAATTGACTGCCAAACTGCTTGATGATTTCAGGTGATGCCGTTTTAAGAAGCTCAAAGAACTGTTCTTGTTTCTTTCTTTCTTCAGATGCTTGTTTCTCCTTTTGTTTCTGCTCGTCCGTCTTAACCATGCCCTTCATTTCAATTCCTCTTGCCGCACCAACACGCTTGATGATCTCGCCAAGATTCATCTCGGCCTGAATACCCTGCGATTGTGAGACAAGATTAATGTCGTTCAAGAACTCAGTTAATCGGTTCAGATCGTCATTTCGACCTAGCCCTTCTAGGCCCGCCACGATCTGAGGTTGAACAGTCTCATCATCAAGTGGGGGAAGTTCCCCTTTGGACCCAAGTTTGTCCAAGATGATCCTGACTAGTGGAAGCTGGAAACTGGTTGAGAGCAAGGAGAACACACCTCCAAGACTTGATTCCAGTTCCTGTGCCATAAATCGGATTTCCTCCGCAGTGACACGCTCGGCATCACGCCGAATTGCAGAGTTGAGCATGAAGCTATAGCTCAGTCGTTCCGATATTTTCTGAATGGTGATGTCTGCAATCTTAAAGTCGTTGAACTTTTCCATCTGCAATACACTCACATCCTGTGCATTGCCCGGAATAATGCCCCCGTTAGGAACTTCCGCAAGATCCTGTTCAGAGGTCATCCCGTTAGGAGACACCAAGAATAACACTTTCGATGCGGCGGCAGATCCCTCAACGATGGCCTTGGTTAGTTGTTCCAAGCTTTTGAGGTCACCGTAATACTGCTCTATATGCCCACGCCCATAGTCCTCGCCGTCTACAAAGTCGTATCTTAGTGGCAACCACGGGAGGGTCTTGTTTTCTGGGTAGAATCCCTGTGATCCCGGCACAGTGTTCCCCTCAATTTCTTGATAAACAGACCACCCCCCTTCTTCCTCATGCTTAACGCAAGTGAATAAATCTATCTCACGATCCGGGTCATCAGAGACATTGGACTCTTTAGGAACCAAGCCCTTGGCTGACTCTGGGAGCATCAAAGGCGATAGTGTTTCACGGATAATGATCTCACTGATGTTGCCTTCAAAATCCCTATAAACACAGTATCGGTCTAATGGATAGACACGCATTCTGCCTTTGTCTGGGTCAGGCCAGCACATAAGTACGTTCCCTGCTACAATCAGATGCTTCAATGCTTCAAATGCCTGAACTCTGGTTGCAGAGTTTTCAATCTCACGCATCACGGAACGCTCTGCGGAGTTCATTGCTTCGTCAATTGCGCCCTTGGTTGTTTCAGGACCGAGTTCTGACTGAGCTTGGGAGTTCAGCGTAAGCTTAAAAAAGGGGGCGTTTGGTGGCAACAGAGTGAGCAGAAGCTTGGCGGCGAGATGATTGACCCCTCTTGCACCCAAAGACTGATAAGGTGTCGGGAAGGATGTCGAAACACTAGAACCCTCTTTGGGGTAGAGGCTGGGAATGGTTAGTTCTGCACACTTTCTGGCTCGTTCCAGAAACGATAGCCGGTGGGTCGCCGCCAGTTCGTATTTAGCTCTGATAGATAAGTCTTCTTCTGTCACTTCCTAATTCCTATATTTAAGCCGGTTGTGGTTATGTAGTTCGGGTTGAGAGCAACCCCCCGCCGTGGTGATAAAGTCTTTCGTTTAACTTTTTTTGGTTTGGATAATTCTGCTTGAGTTCTGAGGTACGGGCCGATGAATTCTGCTTCCCCTATTGGGCCTGTGAACTTGGACCCATCATCATCGTCATCGTCATCATCGTCATCGTCATCATCATCGTCATCATCGTCATCGTCATCATCGTCATCATCGTCATCATCGTCATCATCGTCATCATCGTCATCGTCATCATCATCATCATCATCATCGTCATCATCGTCATCATCGTCATCGCCTTCAACTTCTCCTAAACCGTCATCTGTTAAATCTACATCATCGTCATCATCATCATCATCGTCATCATCATCATCGTCATCATCATCATCATCGTCATCGTCCTCCTCCCCCCAATCATCATTATCAGCGTCCCCGCCCGTCCCCGGTCCTGTTATCCCTTCGTCTGGGGGTAAATCATCCTCGTGGTCGCCTGGTGGTACTACTGGAGGCGGTTCCTCTGGAGGCGGTTCCTCTGGAGGTGGTTCCTCTGGAGGTGGTTCCTCTGGAGGCGGTTCCTCTGGAGGCGGTTCCTCTGGAGGCGGTTCCTCTGGTGGTGGTTCCTCTGGTGGTGGTTCCTCTGGTGGTGGCTCCTCTGGTGGTGGCTCCTCTGGTGGTGGCTCCTCTGGTGGTGGCTCCTCTGGTGGTGGCTCCTCTGGAGGTGGTACTACTGGAGGTGGTTCCTCTGGTGGTGGTACTACTGGTGGTGGTTCCTCTGGTGGTGGTGGCTTCTCATCTTCCCCTCCCCCCGGCTGGTCGGGTTCATCCAGTAAAGCACCTATCTTTTCTTCATCAGTTAGTTCGTCATCGTCCTCTTCTCCTGACGCATTCCACAACTCGTCATAAGCCGCCTTCTCATCTTCATCAATGTCAATTTCACCTATCCCCTCTTTTAGAACATCCTCCTCTTGTCCCAGAAGGAGACCTTCCCATTCTTCATCTGTGTACCAGCCGTACCAATTTGAACCGTCGTTATCCCCCCAATCTGTATAGCCAAAGGGAGTTTTAGGATGGTATTTTTTAATTCCTGATTCGAAATCCTCTTTACCTCGATATTTTGAACCATCACTTAATGTATCTAATACGCCAGCCCCTTCTAAAGAATTAACATTGACCCACTTCTCACCATCAAAGACGATGCCTGTTTTTTCCGTACCATCAATTCCTGCTAGTGTTTCACCCCTCTTGATGCCTGCGGCTTTTGCACCTGCGTCAGTCCAAATGCTGACCCACTCACCATTTGTATAAACCTCTTGACCACCCTTCCTGGTTACGCCTTCACTGGCTTGGTTTGCTTCCGTTAAGGAGAAATGGACACCTCCTTCCATATCTTCAAAATACTCTTTCCATGTCCCTGTGCTTTTATCCCATGCTTTATTTGGGTCATCTAGGTCGATCTCTTTGTCTGGACGGGTCTCATCCAATAGCTCTTGATACTCTGTATTTGCGGCATCGACTTCGGCCTGACTGTAATACTTTTCGCCCAGTTCATCATAAAAGACTTCTTTCCAACCTGAATCGGTCCATTCTTTACCATTCTCGGTGGTCCCGATGGGCCGATATTTGTCTGCATAATCTGCATCTGAAAGGGTTAGCTTATCGTATCCTTCCGATCCAAACTCAATCCATGTATCATCCTCTCCCCAGATATCGCCTTTTTCATTTTCAGTTCCCGTTACCCGATATTTGTTACCATACTCTACATCTGAAAGGGTTGCTTTGTCTTGGCCTTTGATGGCCCCCGCAGACCCGGGTTTGTGCCACTGACCATCACTGTATACATGACCCGATGCCGTGTGGGTTATCCCCTCGTTAACGGATACCCATGATCCTGTATCCTTGTCGAAAAACTGTGATTTATCAGCATTGAACTCCCCGTCACTTCGGAATTTTTTATCATATTCTTTGGTCCCAGGGGTGTAATAACTTCCGTCTGCATAGACCTGACCGGCATCGATTTTTTTTGTATGCTGACCAATTTTATATGTATATTCGTACCTGGGAATCCACCTCCCCTCTGGAGGATATCCCGGACCCTTAACTTTCACCTGCTCCCCGTCACCCTTCGTCCTTGAGGATGAAACAGTCCAGGGGTTTCCTTTACTTAAACTTGCGTAGTTTTCCAGATGTTGATCGTTTCCTCCACCTCCACCCCCCGAACCAATATTCGTAGATGCACCTTCAGTCCCTCCTGTATTCCCTGGCAACCCCATAAGAAGGGGGTTCATCTCATCAGCAACCTTATAACTCCGAAGGGCATCTCCTTGTGGGCCTAACCCGATAGTGCCGGGGACTGGTCTTGCAGAACCACCCGCATCTCTTAAAAGTTTTGCTTCTCTGGCGTTTATTAATGCAAGTCCCTCCTCCTGGTCAACTCCACAATCACAAACCAGAGAGGTTTTTGTATAGAAAGGGTTGGGTCTTAGAATTTCTAAAACCCAAAGGTCGTTCATGTAGTTTCTTTTTTATAACCGGGCTGGAATCCACGGCTATGGCCCAACATCAAGGACTTGCGGGGAGATAGATTAGGCCGAATCAATCGGTCCCTGTTACCTTTAGGTTGCCCCGTGGTTTTTAGGTAGGGTGTTTGGAAGTTGCCAGTGAGTTGCTCATTCCTGAGATCGATATTGCTATCAGCCTGTTGTGACGCAGACATTTTCTCTTGCTGTGCCTGAAGTTTTTCTTGGCGTTTTCTTGCCTTACTGGCTTGTCTCTGCTGTTCCCGGCGACCTTCTTCGCCTGAATAAATACTGTACAAGGCAAGCGCACCTGTCGCTATTGCCGTTGCTGAAGCCATATTAATCCTTTTGCATCTGTTCAAGTTTGCGAACTACTGAGACCTGACCGGCACGATACCAAACCTCTTTCATTTCCAATTCAAGGTTAGGAGATTGGTCGGGATAAAGGCGTTTTAATTCATGCATTAGATGCTCCTGAATCCCCCAATCTCTGCCGGGTAAATCAACTTTTTTCACGGTTTCAGTCTTCCTTTTGTAGTTCTTGAAAGAGGGGAAATTGATCGGCATGAATGGTTTTGTTTAGTTGTTTTAATTCATAAGAAACTTCGGCCCACCAATCTGGAATATTGAAGACAGGGCAACGACTATCTGGACTAAACCGATTGTGACCAACGATCTCGGCTTCAGGGTATATCCTCACTAGACACAGACAAATGTAAGCAAGAGACTCCATCTGAGGAATGTTATAATCCGGGGCTTTAGCCTTCCTGTTTTTATCGCCACCTCCAATCAAGCATATTCCAATCGACTTCTCATCGATTTGGGGGCAATGGTTCCCTTGAGCATGAAGCGGTCTCCCTGTATCGGTAACTCCGTTGCGCCGAATAATGAAATGATAACCGACATCCACACACCCCTGTCTCATGTGCAGTGAGCGCATAGACTCGACACCCTCATCATCCGATCCTTTGGTTAGTGAACTATGAATAACTATGAAATTAGTCTCATCTCTCTTTGTCCACTTTGGGAAGTTTATCAAATTCGGGTTTGATTCTCTGACCTCTGGTAATTGCAACATTTTCAGGTGCGTCTATCAAAATGTGGAACCGGCGTTGCCACATCTTTCGGACGATTGCAAACCTAGCCAACTCGATCCCGTCCAATGAGATGATAATTTCCTCGTTAAGTTTTCTTTCTAAAATTAAACCCATTACTTTTCCTCGTATGCCTTGTATTCTTTAAAAATATATTCCCCTGTTTTCTTTCCTGCTTCGACAAGAACGAACCTGAAGTGCGGATACATTTGAGCCGCCACCTTGATCTTCACCATTGCTGAAGTTCTTCGGAACCCCTTGGTTTCATGGAACTCAAATCGGTCTGGGTAGGTCAGGAAAAAGTCAGGTGTCCAGTGTACGTTATCCCCTATCCGTAGCTTGATTGCTTCGTACCGTGCATCTAATAAAACACCAGACTTAACATGGAGATCCAGAAGCTCGGCGTAACGCTTCTCAAGCTTGCTTCTGAAGTTAGATTTCTGAAGTGGAATGGGTTTCATGAGAATAGATATTTAGATTTCAAGACCTGTTTCAAATCTAAGTCACCTCGCAGTGGAACTGGGGGTAAGCTTGGCCCATAGGATTCTAATTGTTCCTTCAAATTATGCAGAAGATTAGGTTGGTGCAACTGCACAAACTGCTTCTTCAGGGTCTTCATGAGCTTCCCCGCATTGGCGGCATGGACTCCGAAGCAGTCGTGTATCACCATCATGTCGCTCACCTTCTGGTCAGCACAATCGAGAACAGTGTGGGTCAAATGGGATGCATCGATACTATGTACAAAGTTGGGGCTGGACCCCTGAACTGCCCGGCGGGTTTGGATTTCGTCAGTCTCGTAAGGCATCCGGGTTGCGATGAAGTTCCCATCAAGCTGGGTCATGACTCGCCTTGTGTTCACCTTGAGATAATTCTGAAGGACTCTAAACCCGCTTGGAGATTCCCATGTTAGTGGCAACTCGTTGTGTGCATACTCCCGTGCGGCATCCCGTATCCAATCCATGACTTGGTTGGCACAACCCATGGTCTTCTGGATCGCCTTGTCAATATGGTCAGCTAAGTAGCCAGCTTCTTTCCAGCCGGTAGGCCGGGGGCCTGTTGCCTGCCAAGGATATTTCTTCCCTGAAGCAAGACCATCCTCAACCATCTCGGAAACGTACTGGCGCATGGCAGTCTTGGTCCCGCCATAGGGAATAATCATGATGGGTCGCTTGCATATCTTTCGATCCACCCCCCACTCAAGCCAGCCCTTTGCAACGGAATGTCCATTCTGGGCATCGGCTTGAACTAGCTCGTTCACTTCATCAGCAACCGCTTGATAAATGTCCTGTGGAACCTCACTAGGCATGAGGTTGGTCAGGCTCGCTCCCACCGGGTCAAGCATGAGGGCTGAAAAGTGCTGAAGCCCGTTGTTACTGCCATCCATCTGGATTGGTAGCTGAGACTTGAAGCCCTTCTTGTCCATCTGATAACGCTCCCACTCCATGCAAAAGGCTAGGAACTGAAAGGGTTTGTCGGCTTCAATCCACCACTTCCATTCAAGGGGAGACTCGGCGGCTTTGACAATGATATCCTCGTTCTCTTGCACCCACTCGTGTCTCTCTAAGAGGGACACCTTGTCGTTGCCGTACATTCCTGCACCGTGTGATGCAAATAGGATCTCGGATTCTTTGGATCGGATCGGTAGCCCTCGGTGGAATAGCAGTAATGCCCTAGAGAAGTCCGGGCCTTGCGGAGATAGCGGGGAATAACTGGGATACTTTCGGCCCCTGAAGTCTGAGTAATAAACATAGTGAAAGCCTTTGTTCTCGTAGGCTCTTGCGGCTTGCATACAACGGACTAGGTGTAAGCGTATAGATCGATTGGATGCGTTGAGTTCTCTGATCCGTCTTGAGTGAAGTGAATACTCTTTCAGCACCTCCAACTCGGCATCATTCATCTCACTTTTTTTCTTCTTCTGAGGGAAGGGGCTTCCAGGGGGGCTAACTTCCGGGCCGGGCAATCCTCCCATCTTTATATCCTCCTCCAGGCAATACTGAATCACTGCGGCAAGCCGGTTATTGACCGCCCACTTGGTTTTTTGCAGGGAATTGAGACAGGCATATTCACGGGGTTGCTCTATTGCATTGGCATCCTTGAGATACCTGGATGAATTAAGCTTAATCGCAGGGAACTTGAGGGCATCGGTGTAGTACCCGCCAGTGAAAACCCCCTTCCATTTCCTCGGTTCCTTCACTGCTGGTGGAGTCAGGGAGGACTTGCGGGTATCTTCATGCAAGAGTTCTTTCATCCAATCGACTGCCGATTCAGTCAGCCGTGCGTACTTCCGTAACTTCGGCGCAGTTCCAACCACCGGGAACTCAACGAGTCCTGTTCGGATTCGGATACAGTGCGCCATAAGCTGACCAACCTCCTGCTTGGTTCTCAGGTTCCAGCTATCCCAGACAAGACCTCCGATCTTCTCGGCTTTGATAAGATTTTTTCTTCTTGCGTCACGGCTATTGGCCCGGCGTGTGTTGACTCGGCGGGTGGCGTAGTTGAGATTCTTACTCTGGGCTTGGAATGCCTGCATCCTTGCGTGATCCTCAATCACTGCGCCGATTCTTCGGCAAAACTGGTCGTAATAATGGGTGGTCGACTGACTTAGTAGATCCAGAGTTTGTTTAAAGGCAAGATAGGCCGCAGTTTCCGGGCTGATTCGATGCTCGATAAGGAAAGGAGAAACTTTGGCAGGCAGACCGACCTTAGCCTTGCGCCTTAGTCGCACTTCGTTGGCTACAACACGCACCCCTTCTGCCATGACTTTACGGGAGTCTTTATTGACGGAAGCAATCCCCTTCAGGGAGTTTTTTACAGTTGATTTGTGAAGCTTCCCGACAGACTCACGCCAAGCGGCGGTTTCAATCTGGCGTTGTTCACGCAAAAGGGTCTGGGATTTCGCCTGCATAGATTTGCCTCAATTCCTCAAGTGTGACCCACTTCTTACGGGCCGTCCGCCATCCTTTTCGTGAGTAATTATCACGTATCAAAACCTTGCCTTTGATTTCTGGCTTCCTGGCTTTCACTGCTCGTCCTCCTAACCGTCCTTTTTCCTTGTTGATCTCAGGGTTTTTCCTTAATTTCTCACCCCAACATCCACAACTTATGGTCTTTCTAACTTTGACACTATATTCAGCTATCCGTTTCCTGTTACCGCAATCACATTTGTACCAGCTATGGCGATGCGACCACCTATCTGTGTAGGCGAACTTCTCAAGTGTTAACATTGTTCCGGGTATCTTCCCGGTGATTTGTCCGTCAGCCACCTTGGCCTTATGAGTTCAGAAAGCGTTTCGGTTAGCCCAACTTTTCGTGCCGGGGAAAGGTATAAAGACCCAGCTATGGAGTGAGTCGATGCTACGGACTGACGGACTTTCATTAAAAAAGTTTGAGTTGGCGTGGATCTTCATAGATTTGAGTATTCCCATGATACCCATGAATTTGGTCTTTGATTTCTGAAAGCCATACCTTGTAAGGCCAGTATTTTTTCTCGCCATAGGGATAAACATCCCGCAGTTTTTTTCTAAGCAGTTTAATATCATCAGTTCCTGTCTCAGAAATTACTCTCCTTATGATTGGCGAACAATGTTCTCGCCATGTCATGTGTTAACCAAGTCATCATAGATTTCACCTAACTCATTACTGGCATCCGGGCCGAGTTCTTTAGCCCAAACAGGTTCATTGATTTGATAAAAACTCTTCAGTGCATTCTTGTCTTGTTGCCTTGCCCGTAACTGGCTGACAGCAAGATCGTAACCCTTGAGATTGGTAGCCCCCTCAACCTCAAGCAAGGTCACTTCTTTATGGGATTTTTCCAAGTTTTCGATTGCTTTTTTGGGGGTTCTCCTCTTTTTCGGTTTCGATTCATCAGATTCGCCCGAAAATTTTTCGTTCAACCTTTTGGCTCCCGTATCTTCCTGTTCTTCTCCATCGACATACTCCCAACCATCTGCGTCCAAGTCGTACTTAAATCCTGCCGAGCCGTCTTCGGATTTCAGGGCCGCAAGCTCGATCTTATCGCTTTCCAAAGGCAGGATTTTCATCAAGGCTTTGATGGCAGTTTTCTGCGCCATAGATTCGTAATCAGTAACCCACGGGCCAGATTTACCGGCCTTGCTTTTAGCTCTGATTTCATCAATGCGCCACTTCGGTAAATACTTAAAAACGGGCTTACCATTGCTCATATTCGCCACGGCATAGGCCCCGACCAGCTTCCCCTTTTCTGGGTTTGCGAAATTTGGGACATGAGTGAGATAAGGGTTTAGACCTAATCCAATATCGATTTTGTCAGTATCAAAAACGCATTCAGCAGAGACCGAATCGACATGAGGTGACTGCATAGCTAATTTGATTAAACCTTTATAGCCCGGAATGAGTTGGCATTTATTCCCGAATGGGACTAGATACGCCAATCCCTGCACTGAGTTGGGTAGAAGCCCCAACGAGCAGGCTTCCAAGGTTGATTGGGCGATTGAGTTGAAGGTGCATTTCATCAAGCTTTGTGATTTCTGCACTTCGGTTAAAACTGTGCGAATCATGTGTTCTTGATTAAATCCGCAATAGCTTGGTAGGGCTTTGCCAAATTTAGTCTGCATATCGCTTAATTTTACTGTGAGTTCTTTCCCGTCCATTTTAGTTCTCCTTGAATGCCCAATTAGGCAGTTCTATTTCTTGAATATCAACTGAGTATCCTTCCACACGTTGATCTTCAGGTTCGTTCAACCAGAAGGCGTATTCTGCGATATCAGCTTTTGCTTCCAACGATCCCTGAGCAAGCGACCTTTCGCCCAAGGTTAAAACGCTGACATTGAAGGGGGCTTTTTTTTCAACACAAATGAATGCAAACTCAGGATATTCCTCAACCTCATGAGTCCTAAAAAACCCTTCTCGATACCACGCCGCCTGAACGTGGTAACGGTATTTTGCAACTGACATCGGGAAATTGTTTTTTGACCCGTCTTGAGTGGTCTTCAGGTCAATCAAAACATTTTCATAGGCATTTGTGTGGTCAACTCGACACTTGGATTTGATTGTATGGAAGCTCCCTGATCTTAATGAATCTTTGATATAGACTTCTGTTTCCCAGAAATAGCTGACTTCAACGGATTCTGGGTTAAGTGGTTTCAAAAGCCTACTGGCCTTTGGATGTGACCACAGATTGTCTGCCATGCATTCAAAACGGGATAGCTGATCTTTAGTAATAGGGAGGAAACCCTTGTTTTCGATTGCTCCAAACCACTTGGTTTCAGCGGCACTATTTTTTGTTAATTTCGGGGCTTCTTTGTATCGGTTTTTGAAATGCCACGGTTCAAGTACGTAGCAATGAAATGCAGATCCCTCTTTCATTTCTGGTGTAGGGCTAGAGTTCGGTGCTTTCCAATGGGCTATCGATCTGTTGATTTTGTCTAGGTCGGATTTGCTGATAGCGGGATATGCCCGGTAGTCGTCATTATCCATATTCTCGACAATCTCAAACCAAGGCTTGCTTTCTACTTCAACCATGTTTATCCTTTCTTTGGTTCATGATGTTTGTGCTTTTTGGGTGGCTTAGATGGAACTAGGCCCTCGACCAGCCTTGCATACCAAGGCTTCCTCACTCTCACATTCTCGTACAGACAATCAATTAGGGTCGGCATAGAGCTTGTTTAGTTGCTTTTTGATCCCTGCTCTCAACTTAGTGGTAGTATCACGCTTCTCCTGAATCGTGTCAGTTGCACGAATTGCAGGCCCAAGAAGTTGGTTTAGTCTCCGCATCTCCTCGGTGTTTTCCTTTAGGGCATTCACGAGTTCATTCATATCCATTGGCCCTCTTTATCCTTTCGTAGCGTTCTTTTTCTGATTGCCTTTGGGGAGTCTCGGTCTTCCATCCCTCTGGCCTGTCGTTAGCCGGGTGATTGTGAAAATAGACCCAATCTCTTCCCTCACTGTCACGCCACATATCAAACTGTCTGTCGTTTTCAACCCCATGATGTTTGTAGGGAATAGTTTTTTTAATCGGTTCTCCGCTTTTAACCATGCCAATAAGGCTTGCAACATTTTCCTTGATCTTCGCAGACCGTTCTTCATGCAACCAATCGGGTTCAGGCAACCCCTTCCATTCCGGGTTATTAATCTGAGACTGAAAAGACCCTCCTGGTTCAACCCTCTCAACAAGCTCTCGGAACTGGCTGATCTTTGGGAAATAAGGTGGATATTCACAGGAAAGAGTTTTGATTGTCCTCAGGGTCGCTACTGCGATCTGGTTGGGAGTAAGATCCTGAAGCCCTGCGCTCCACGTTGCCATCATGTCCTCCGTCAGATCCTGCCGGTAATTGGCGCACATCGCCTGTAGGCTGGTTAGGATTGCTTGGCTGTTGTCCTTCAAGATATTTTCTTCGGATTTCATCTGCGGTATTTCGATTGCGTTGATCTAGGTTTGCTCTCGTTGCTTTCAACGGAGTACCAGGAACGGAGTCAGGTAAATTTAAATAGCTATCGAAGTTCTCAGGGACGTAGATCGTTTTAGGTCTGAGGAAGGCACTCATCTTCGGGTCGTTCTCCCATTTCTTTTTCATCTTCCGATGGACGGACTTAAAATCCTCAAGCGTGTATCCCTTTTTCTGAAGAGCCGTGATTTTCTTCCCGTAAGTTTCTGGGTGGTATTTCTTTCCCCAAGCTTTATTCAGGTCAGCGATAACTTCTTCGTGAAAACACATGATAGTAGGGAAAATACTATTACTTGTAATAGTGTTTTCAATACTATCTATACCTACTCTTTCTTGTTTGTGTCCCGTCTCTGGTACTGTTTTCGTTTCGCCTGTTGTACTGCGTAGTTGATATTTCCTGTAATTACAGATAGTTACGAGCGTACTGTGTTGTCCCACCTGTTGTACTAAAATTCGTTCGATTTTTTGGAGTAAATTTAGGTATCTTTTGACCCTCCCACGGCTCCATTTCCACCTCTTACACATGGTCAATTGAGACCATGCTAATTGCCCCATTTTAAGATGGACTGTCATGTCTCTGAGAACAACATTTCCGGGTTTATGATTAGCTCCAAGAAGAAGATCAATCCAAGCCTGAGATTTTGTGAATGTCTCCGTAAGCCAAAACTCATCGTCTTCGATCTTTCTATGTAATTTAATGTATCCTTCACTCATGGCGGGGCCGGGCATCCTGCCCTTCTTTTGCTTCAATAGCATCCAACCCCTTTTTCAGGAACTCCGTCCGATCCCTCACTAGACCTAGTGAGTGCTGACGAACGCAGTCAATCGTTTCCTCGTCCAAAAGCTGACAAACCTTTGAGACTGAGAGGCCGACACGATCTGCCACATCCTGTAATGTGACACCTGAGCTTCTTAACAGTTCCTTGACTGTCATGAAAATAACTTGTAAAAGTTTTTGTGAATATGTATGTTAGTTAATGTTAACTAAGTGTTAGTTAAGTGTCAACACTTTTTTTACACCCATAAATGATTTATGGAACCAGAAGAAATAAGGAGGAAGAGGGAAGAAGCCGGATGGACTCGGCAGACCTTCGCTGAACTTGTCGGTGCGCCAACAAGTGCAGTCTATAAATGGGAAAAAGGAACCAGCAAACCAAGCCCAAGGAATCGTAAACGGCTAGAAGAAGTCTTTAGCGGTTCAACAAATTCCGGGCCGGGAAATGACTCGGAAGGAGTCCAACATCTACGACAGAGAATCGTAGACCTTGAGGGCCGATTGGCTGACAAGGAAAAAAATATCGCATTACTGGAAGATGCATTAAGCGTTGCCAAGACTGCTCTGGCGAAGCTTGCTAACACATGAATCTGTCATAAAAGACTTTATCTAGGAGCTTTCTCGATGAATCACGTACAAAGAATGACATTCCACTTCCCTTGCGAAGTAGATTGGAAATTAATTGAAGATATTATTAGGGGAATCGATAGAGAATATTCTGGGCCGGTGAGACTCGCTTACAGGACTTTTGCCCCGGAAGCAAGGACAAGCTCAGTGATAGTAAGTTATGATTGTTGCTGTGATGTACTCAAGCTCTCTAATATCTTTGACAAGTATTACGTCAAACATGGAATAGTAAGGGAATTGGCTCATACTGAGACTGTTTCTAATATAGCCGAAGATTGTCTTAATGAACTGG